CATTCTCGATTGCTGGGGACTTCAGTAGCACAATGTTGTTCGGTCAACAGTGCTTCCCTAAAGGCGGTCGCTATTTGACGATCTGTGAAGGCGAACTTGATGCGATGTCAGCATTCCAGATGATGGGTGCTAAGTATCCAGTCGTATCGATCCGCAACGGTGCTTCGGCAGCTCTCAAGGATTGCAAAGCGCAATACGAATATATCGATTCATTCGAGAACATTGTCTTATGCTTTGATGCCGATGAAGCTGGGCAGAAGGCAAGTCAGTCTATCGCTGAGTTGTTCGGCGGTAAAGTTAAGATGATGAAGATGCGAACCGGACTCAAAGACGCTTCTGACTATCTAAAACTCAAAGCCGACAAAGAGTTCTTAGACGATTGGTGGAGGGCTGAGAACTATGTCCCTGATGGCATTATTCAAGGAGCTACGCTTTGGGAAGTTGTATCGAAGCCCATTGACAAGGCTGAATGCGATTACCCGTATGAGGCTCTAAACAAGCTAACCTACGGAATTCGTAAAGGCGAACTCGTTATGATCACCGCAGGGTCAGGCTTAGGTAAGTCGCAGTTCTTGCGTGAAATCGTATGGCATATTCTGTCGAAGACTGAGGACAATATCGGCATGATGTTCTTGGAAGAAGGTGTCCGTAAGACGGCTCGGTCGCTGATGTCGTTAGCAGCGAACAAACCAATTCATTTACCTGATGTGGAAGTTACTGAAGAGGAGTTAAAAGATGCCTTTGATCGAACACTTGGTACTAACCGCCTTTATCTTTTTGATCATTTTGGAAGTAGTACTCTTGACAACATTGTTAATCGTGTCCGTTATATGGCTAAAGGATTGGGATGTGGCTATGTATTCTTGGATCATATTAGTATTATTGTCAGCGGCGGTGATGTGGGCGATGAACGAAAAGCTCTTGACGCTATTATGACAAGGCTACGGATGCTGGTTCAGGAAACAGGAATCAGTCTCATTTGCGTATCGCACCTAAAGCGTCCGGAAAGCAAAGGACACGAGGAAGGCGCTGTAACATCCTTGGCTCAGTTGCGTGGCTCAGGATCGATTGCCCAGCTATCGGACATCGTGATCGGACTAGAGCGTAACGGTCAAGCGTTAGACCCTATTGAGAGAAACACTACTCATGTTAGGGTTTTAAAGAATCGCTTTAGCGGTTACACTGGTGGTGCTGGTGAGTTGCTATACAACCCATCAACCGGAAGAATGTTAGAAATTAAGGACAGTATATGAATGACGATTTACTCAACAAGGCGCTGAAGTACGCTAAGAACGATGACTACCATGTTACTCGTAAGATCATCACCGATCTGTGTAATGAGATTGAGCGTTTGCGTGAGCTGAATAAAGATGTCTTTAGCCGTATTCAGGATAATAAAGAAATGTTTAATAACGCTGAACGCTATCTTTGGCTACGGAACTCAGCATGGGATGTGCCACCAAATGCCTATGCACCGATTGTCGTGCTTAGCGATAACAAGATGACTACTTGGGAGTGGCTTGATGGAACTGCGTTGGACTTAACAGTTGATAAATGGCGCAACGATGCTTAGTCTAAAGTGGGTTGCAACCTGTCTCTGCCTAGCCGGTATTGCATTGACCAGCTTTAACATCTACCCGATAAACATTATTCTCAGTGCTGTCGGCAGTGCGATGTGGGCTTGGGCAGGATGGAAACAGCGAGACAATCCACTATTGATCGTTGAAGCCGTAGCAGTTTTCTTTTATGTATCTGGACTTATTACATGGATGACACAACACAAAGAGTATTTAAGTTAGCACAGGAGTGTATCGAGGAACTGAAGAAGAAAGTCGAATACATAGAATTATTAGAACAATATATTGAGGAGTTAGAAAGTGGTTTGGAAGTGTCCGCCGTTAAACCTGTTCAATTGGAACAACCTTTGGAAATGGAGAAATCAGATGACAACATGGACGACAGAAGACCGAGTGCAGTGCGTCGAAGAAATGCAAAAGGAGATCAAGGATCTTCAGGATCGATTGATTCAATCAGAGACGAATTTGACAATAGCGATGGCGGAGATACAGGCGCTGCGTCATCAACTGATAACCTTGACAAATAGCCAACATTAGTATACAGTCATTATATGCGATTATTATTGGACATCGAAACCACATTAGATCATAGTAAGATTTGGTGCGTTGTTACTAAAGATTTAGATACAAACGAGGTAAAGGTATGGAAAGAAGCAAAAGACTTGTCGGAGTACATAAAGGCAGCGAGTTTGATAGTGGCTCACAATGGGATCGCATTCGATTTCTACTTACTGAACAAGTTATGGAAATGTCAGATCAAATTGAAGAACATCGAAGATACACTCGTTCTAAGTCGCTTAGTAAATCCAAGTCGAGAGGGCGGCCACAGTCTGGACAATCTCGGAAAGCAGCTAGGGATACAGAAGACTGACTTCACAGACTTTGACTTAAAAGAGCAGTCGCTAGACGACATGATCGCTTATTGCGTTCAAGATGTGGAAGTGTTGCACAAGGTTTATAGTTATCTGAAGTATGAATTAAAACAACAGGAGTTTTCATTAACATCACAGGAGCTAGAACATGAAGTACAAGCAATCATTGCAATCCAAGAAAGAAACGGTTTCAAGTTCGATGAGCCGTCTGCTATGCGATTACTGGCTGAACTTAAAGCTAAGTTGGACGCTATTACGGTTGAAATGCAAGGGATATTTCCTCCCAAGATCACTACTGGTCGCACCCACGCCAAAACAGGCAAGCCGCTCAAAGACATCGTCGAAGAGTTCAACCCCGGTAGCCGCAAGCAAATCGCAGAACGCCTCATCGAAAAAGGCTGGAAGCCGGAAAAGTTCACCGAGAAAGGCAGCGTCATCGTCGACGAAACCACGCTCGAAGGACTCGACTTCCCGGAAGCGAAAGCAATCGCCGAGTACCTGATGCTGCAAAAGCGTATTGCACAGATTGACAGCTGGATTGAAGCAATACAGCCTGACGGTCGTGTACATGGCAAAGTAATCACGAATGGCGCTATAACTGGTCGTATGACACATCATAGCCCTAACATGGCACAAGTACCGAACTGTAGCGCAGTTTATGGTCCTGAATGTCGTAATCTTTGGACAGTTGAGAAAGGATGTAAGTTAGTTGGCATTGATGCAAGCGGTTTAGAGCTTCGTATGCTGGCTCACTACATGAATGATAATGAATATACAAATGAAATTATTGAAGGCGATATACACACAACCAATCAAAAAGCAGCGGGTTTGGCAACAAGGAACCAAGCTAAGACTTTTTGCTATGCCTTTCTCTATGGCGCAGGAGCTGCCAAGATCGGGAAGATTGTTGGAGGCTCAGCGAAAGAAGGACAACAGCTCATTAATCGTTTTCTACAGAACACACCGAAACTTCAAAGGCTCCGAGAGCGTGTTGCTAAAGCGGTGGCTGCGAGGGGATTCCTTCAAGGTCTTGACGGACGCAAGTTATTCATTCGCTCGGAGCATTCGGCGCTCAACACGCTACTGCAGGGCGCAGGTGCGATAGTAATGAAGAAAGCGTTGGTTTTATTACACAAAGACTTGACAAAACGGAAAATACCGTTTAAATTCGTAGCTAATGTTCACGATGAGTGGCAGTTAGAAGTTCCTGAGCAGTATGCAGAACAAGTCGGTCAGGCTGGTGTCAAAGCAATATCTGACGCTGGTTTGGCTTTTGAAATGAATTGCCCCTTAACGGGTGAATACAAGGTAGGTAATACATGGATGGAAACCCATTAGAGCGTGAAGACAAAGAAGTAGAAGGTCAGGTTTTAATTGTCTTGTATACCGACCGAACATTTTCTATCGGTACTTCTGTTGATTTAGACACAACCGTAGACTGCTTAGTAGCCGCAGTCGATGGTCTTGTGAATGAAACAATGAATGGTATCGATGAAATGAAGTCTTTCTCCGGAAAGATGCACTAGCAGTATCTCACTAACCGCAGTATAACAAAGGAGTTATTATGGCAAATTTAGAAAAGCCAATTAAGTTTGAAGCAGAAGTCCAGTGGGCTTTCTTTAACAAGAAGTCCGAGATGTCTGGCAAGTATCAAGTAGACTTGACTAACCTTAGCCAAGGTGCTGTAAAAGCGCTGCAAGACGCTGGCTTAGAGCCACGCCAAAGGGAAGACAAGCCTGAGAAGGGCTGGTTCATTACTGCCAAAAGCAATTATGAAATCAAGCCAATTGACAACAGTGGCGCAGAAATCACCGACCCTGTTGGTAACGGCTCACGAGCAATTGCTTTAATCAAGCCGTATGAGTGGAGCTGGAAGAACAAGAAAGGTGTTTCTCCGTCGCTCGTCAAGATCATCATCACTGATCTCAAGGTTTATAATCCTGACTCAGTGGTTGAAGAAGAGGACGAGATTCCACTATGAAAGCCTTAGTCGATGCTGACATTCTCGTATACCGATTCGGGTTTGCGTCAGAAGGAGACCCAGCAGAATTTGCGTTAGCTCGTCTATCTGAATTCTTGGACAATCTTCAGATGATGGACGGCATCGACGAAGTGTGGGGCTATCTTACAGGATCCAACAATTTCAGAAATGAGATTGCAAAGACGGCTACATACAAAGGCAATCGTGTCATGACTAAACCATATCACTATCAACTGCTACGAGAGTATATGGAACGAGCTTGGGGATTTGAAGTAATAGACGGGATGGAGGCAGATGACGCTATAGGCATCGAAGCCTATCGTCACGAACCAGAAGAGACAATCATTGTCAGCATTGACAAAGACCTCAACATGATTCGTGGTCATCACTACAACTTTGTGAAGGAAGAGAAATACTTCGTCACTGAGGAAGAGGCTATCCGTAACTTCTATCTTCAAATCTTGACAGGCGATAAAGTGGATAACATTATTGGGCTTGATGGGATTGGTCCTGTCAAGTCCAAGAAGTTATTAAAGGATTGTAATACTGAATTAGAGATGTACGAAGCTGTATTGAAAGCGTACGATGGCGATGAAGCCAGAGTGCTTGAAAATGCTCGCCTCCTTTGGATATTGAGAGAGCCTAAACAAGTTTGGAGACCACCTGTATGACTACGATTGTAGGAGATTGGCGTAGAAAGATTCTTGTAGCGGATAGTCAGTTTACCGATACTGATACCAATACAAAGTATTTTGAAGATAAAGTGTACGAAGTTCCGAACGGATGGTTTGGATGCGCTGGACATCATTCTGATTCAGAAAAAGTCTTAGCATATCTACGCACAAAAGGAAAGACTAAGCCAAAGTTGAAAAACACGGATAATTCTTTTATTCTATTAACTCCTGATGGTTTATTTACTTGTGATGATGGAGATGATTGGGAAAGCGTTAGAACTTTTATGGCTATCGGCTCAGGCGCTCACGCTGCCGAGGCTATACTGCGCTCTGGCGGGACCGCCGAAGAAGCTGTATACTGGGCTTGTAATGTTGATTTAATGAGTCATGAACCTATTAAAGTATATTCTTTAAATAGCAAAGAACCAACAATTTGGACATTTAATGAAAAACAGTAATAAGTTCTTAACACGCATAGACGATAAAGGTAGAGTTTGCACTAAATGCGATGTATACAAGACATGGGATAATTATGTCAAAGCTGCGAAGACTCAAACAGGACGAGCTTCTGAATGTAAAGAATGTAAGGCAGCTCATAAAAAAGCAACAAAAAAGCCAGCTACTAAACTTACTAAAGATAGGCAGCGGGAAAGAATGGCTAATCTTAAACGCACAGATCCGTTAAAATGGAAAGCAACACATCTTAGAGGAGGAATGCGTTCACGCAGTAAAGAAGGATTAAAAGTACCATCTGCCCCTGAGATAGAACAATGGCTTAAATCGATTGATCCTTTTGTGTGTTATTATACAGAAGTTCCATTAAGTACAAATGATTTCTCTGTCGATCACAAACAACCTTTAGACAGGGGAGGCACAAATGATTTTACTAACTTATGTGTTTGTACTAAACAAATAAACACAACAAAAGGGACGATGACGGCGGAAGAGTTTATTAGTTTGTTGAACTTCTTATCAACTTGGGAAGATAAAGGAGATAAGTTATTAAGGAGATTGAGAATGGCAGGAAAAGCGTTTGGAGGAAAGAAGTAATGAAGATATTAGAGATGAAAGAGCGTAAGGACGGCGGTGCTGATCTTCAGATCGACATGACTGAAGA